ATACCACCTTATAAGATCACTAGAACAATTTAAAACAGAGATATGCGACCTATAACCCTAACATCACCCATTCCCCTCCTAACATCCCCGAACGGTAGAAAATACGAATTACTGGCCCGACATAGAATCCCAGGAAGTAGCACTTACGGAAAGTTTGCTTATTGCGACCGGATAAGGTTTGAAGATGACAGCAGTTACCTTCATATATTTTATGATGAGAACAGTAGGGTTTATAAAAAATCGGAAGAGTGTCCGGAGTTTATGCTCAAAGATTATTGAAACTTTAACATTTAAAAGCTTGTTTATCTCAATAATCCTTGTATATTTACATAAGAAATAAAACTTAGAAACTATGACAACTACAGAAATTAGAATAAAAGGATTAAGATTAATAGAAAAAGTAATTACATTGAAGTGTAATGTTAATGATGGATGTTTTGCAGATAAAGCAGAATTAGACAAAGAATTTGCAAGACTTGAAGGCTTTAAAAAATGGGCTTTAGAAAACAATCAAATAAATAATGTTCATTATTATATGGGAAGCAAAAATTGGGGAATGCATCGTCAATTTGTTGCAACTGAAATAGGATCAATCTTTAACAACTAATATTAAAAACTAAAAATTATGTCATTCAGAAGTCCAAAAAACAAGTACAGCGTTTCTTTAACTTACGGAAAAGCATTAAAGGAAATAGGTTCATCCTCCACCTTTACAACAAATGAAATTAACGAAAACGACAATGTTCTAAAACACCACATTGATCAGGCAAAAAGAAACGAAACTTCGCTTACCGTAGTTTGGAAAGAAAACAAAAAAGTTTACCCTGAATTTGACTGGGTAGAAGTAAAAAAAGAAACTTACTAAATCATGAAAGAACCAAAAGACCTTATCAACTGGGTAGAACTTAGCCGATTTTTAGCTAATAATGAAACATCTGTTTCCCAAAATCGCATCCCGAAGAAGTACCAAGATAAAGTAAACTCACTTATTCAGAGTATTGAGCGATGGAAAAAACTTTAATCATGAACCCATAGAAACTATGCTACACAATGATCATTTTCAGAATTACAAACGGTATAATATCCCAAAAGCACAATTAGTTATTGCGGATATTCCTTATAATTTAGGTAAAAACGCCTACGGTTCAAACCCCGCATGGTATGAAGGGGGAGACAATAAAAAAGGTGAATCTAAATTGGCAAATACCGAATTTTTCGACACCGATAAAGATTTTAGAATTACTGAATTTCTGCATTTTTGTTCTAAGATGATAAAACCAGAACCAAAGGAAAAAGGAAAAGCCGGCTGTATGATTGTTTTTTGTGCCTTTGCGCAGCAATTTGAATTGATAGAAAAAGCTAAGAAATACGGACTGAATAATTCTATAAATTTAATATTCCGGAAAAACTTTTCTGCGCAGGTTTTAAAGGCAAATATGCGAGTTGTTGGAAATTGTGAATATGCCGTATTACTTTATAGAGATAAATTGCCAAAGTTTAATAACAATGGTAAAATGATCTTTAACTGTATGGATTGGCGCAAAGATACCGATACAGAAAAAATCCATCCAACTCAAAAGCCAGTTGAACTTTTAGAAAGGCTTATCAAAATATTCACAGATGAAGGAGATGTAGTAATTGATCCTTGCGCCGGGAGTGGTTCTACTTTAATTGCTGCGAATAACTGCAATAGGAAACCACATGGTTTTGAGATTAAAAAGGATTTTTATAAAGATGCTGCGAGGTTAATTGAATTTCACAAAATCAAGAATGAAGAGATCAAAACGTTGGGATATGCGAAAACTGAATTAATCAAAATTAACCCGATACTTTTTTAATTATGAACCTAACTATAAACCACATTCCCGCCAACTGGGAACCATATTGTAAGGATGCATTTTTTAAATGGAGTCTAAAAATATATAACGAAACCAATAGAAACTATGAATGATACAATCAGACACGACAAAGACGGAGGGTTTACAGTAATACCGGAAAAAGTAATGGAACCATTAAAAACTATTGAAAATACGGACTTGATACACGGTGTTATAAGCAGTCTTTCAGATGATCTAAATAGTAAATTAGAAACATTTGTTATTGAAGGCTTAAAACGTAAAGGATTTGAATTCAGGAATGAACTTGAATTAGAGAATTTTCTTAAACAGAGGTGTAGATGCGAGGATAACGTTAATTTGAAGCAAAGAACTTATTTTGTAGATGACAAGCCTTTCTTTTTACACGATTATAACATTGAAATGGACTTAACTCCAATAATAGAGGATGGGAAAACAACACTAAAAGCAAGTTATGGTTCTTTTGCTTACTTATAGTAATTAATCAAAATTAACCCGATACTTTTTTAACCATGAACAAAAACCAAGTACTAAAGGAAATAAATGAACAAACGATTGAACAATTGTCTTGTAAATATAAAATGTCAATTTCTACATTCTGGAAAAGGCTAAAGGAGTTTCAGGAAGAAGTGCAAGAGCAAGAGGAATGGGCCGTTATAAGAGTGCACCCAAAGTGGATCAACGGCATTAGCCATCTACTGGATAGTAAAGGCATACCCCACGAGATACCAGGGGATTTTGAATTGATAGAAAAATATGATAGTAAGTTTTAATTTCGTACATTTATAGCATTATGAAAACATACCACGACACCACTACCGGTAAATTTGTATCTAAGGAAAGAGTGAAAAACGATCCTGCCGGAACTGTAGAAATTACTAGCTTTGATTTGAGGCAGGAGCTTCACGATTTCTTTAAGTTCTTCCGGGATAACGGAGAAGCTAATATTGGAATGACCATTGAGCAGTTTGTAGATGAATACCTAAAGCAAAAGTAAGTATGGATTTAAACGATAAACAGATAAGATTTTGTAAAGAGTACGTTATAGATTTAAACGCTACTCAATCTGCTATTCGTGCGGGGTATAGTGAGAAAACAGCATATTCAATAGGCGGTGAAAACCTGAGTAAACCTGATATTCAAAGATTCATTCAAGAACTTCAAAGCGATAAGTCAGACGAGCTTAATATCACATTTGATACAATTGCATTAGGTGTTTACGATATAGCTTTAAAAGATGATGCTAGAGATACCGATAGACTTAAAGCTTATGATCAATTAGCGAAGTTGTTCGGTCATTATGAAAAAGATAATAAGCAAAAAAAGCCTGAAATAAACTTACCTACAAAAATAGTATTTACTAAAGGGGTTAAGGGTGAAAACTGAGTTATCCGATAAATACGAACCACTATTTGAATGGTTAAAGGCTCAAGAAGGAGACCCACTTTATAATGTTAACACAGTGGTAATTACAGGAGGACGGTATTCTCAAAAGTCTTTTGGAGTTGGTACATTTTCTGCGGTAGCTGCTAAAGATTTTAATCATAGAATACTTTATACTAGATACACTTTAACATCTGCTGAGGATTCAATTATACCTGAATTTGCAGAAAAATTAGAAATATTAAACTGCCAGGATCAATTTGAAGTAAAAAAAGATAGGATTAATTGTACTGATAATGATAGCAAGGTTGTGTTTAAGGGTATTAAAACAAGTTCCGGTAACCAGACAGCAAGTTTAAAATCATTAAAAGACTTCTCTATGTTTATTTTAGAAGAAGCTGAGGAAATGCCTAATTTTAAAGACTGGGATAAGATAAAAAAATCTATTAGAGCTTTAGATGTTAGAAATTTATCGATACTACTTTTAAATCCCACCACAAAAGAGCACTGGGTATATTCTAATTTATTTGAAGATAAAGGAGTTTCAGAGGGCTTTAATGGTATTGTAGGGAATGTTCTTTACATTCATTCCACTTATTTAGATATTGAGCGTAAATTTATTACAGATGATATTTGGGCGGAATATGAAGAACTTAGATTAATTTATGAGGATTATCAGTCAAGTAAAAATAAAGAAACTTACGATCCAATATTAAAACGTAAAGCATTATATTTTCTGCACGTTATTTTAGGTGGTTGGCTAGATAAGGCAGAGGGAGTTATTTTTAATAATTGGGTACTTGGAGAATTTAAAGAAAGCGGCTTATCTATTTTCGGACAGGATTATGGATTTAGTATCGACCCTACTACTTTAGTAGAATGCTCAATATTTAAAGATAAGAAAGAGATTTACGTAAAAGAGAGATTTTATAAGCAAAAATTATCCACTTCTGAAATATTTGATCTTAATAAATTCCATGCAGGTAATAGTTTAATAATTGGCGATAGTGCAGAACCTAGATTAATTTCTGAACTTGAAATAATGGGTAATAATATTGAACCCGCTATAAAGGGTCAAGGTAGTATAACTGCTGGTATATCTTTATTACAAGACTATAAGATTATAGTAAGTCCATGCAGCACCAATTTGGTAAAGGAGTTTAATAATTACGCATGGCACGACAAAAAAAGTAGCACACCAATTGACAATCACAACCATATAATTGATGCTTTGAGATATGCGGTAACTAGATATTTGGATCCTACTCCAGAAGTTTTTCTATTCTAAATAAAAATTTACTATATTTACAGCAAATGATTCTAATTTATAATGAGATTATTCGGTAGAGAATGGGGTGGTAAAATCCTAGGGAGTGATATATTAAAGGATATCACCAACGCTTTTAATAAATCATTTTATGAGTTTTTAGGCGGTCAATCTGCTGAATATGACCATAAGAGAACTACCTACCTAGAAAAAGGATATGGACTTAATCCAGATGTATATGCTGTTATTAGTCAACAGGCGGATAAAATTAACTCAATCCCTTACTACATAAATAAAGTTAAGGATGAAAAATCACAATATAAATTAAAGCAACTTCAAAATGCAACTAAAGGCAATCTTTCCCTTCCACAGATAAAAAGACAAATAGAATTAAAAGAAAGATCCTACGATAATCAAGATCTTGCTATGCCATTGAAGCAGCCAAACCCTAACCAAACATGGGGGGAGATATTCGCACTTTATGAGGTATTTATGCAAAGTACCGGGAACTTTTTTTTATATTTAGTCAGACCTGAAAACGGGGTGAATGCGGGTCAACCTACACAAGTTTACGTGCTTCCTTCTCACTTAATTAAAATAGTTATTAAAGAAAATGCTGATTTAATTGATCAGGAAAATGTGATAGATCATTATATGCTTACCGAGGGCAATCAATGGATCACTTTTGATAAAGATGATGTTATTCATGTGAAATTACCAAATCCTTTCTTTGACTTCAAAGGTTCCCACTTATACGGGATGTCTCCAATCCGGGTGCTTCTTAAAAACCTTGAAAGCTCAAACGATGCTTTGAGCCAGAATGTTAAGACCATGAAAAATGGTGGGGTATTTGGATTTATACATTCTAAGGAGGGCAACACAATGACAGCGGATCAAGCCACGCAATTGAAGGAGAAAATGAAAGAAATGGATAGGAACCCTGCAAGGTTATCACACATTGCGGGTGCATCGGTTCCTTTGGCATTTACCAAGATCTCACTTAC